GGTGGTTCAGGATTTCCATCCCTACCATATTGGTGCTGTTGGAAATCGCGCTGGCATCCATACCCTTGGATTGGGCAGACAGGCCAGTTCGATCTTCTCGTTGCCGGTCAAGTAAATCCATCAGCGGCAGCATTTTATCCCCTACATAAGGGACAACCAATGGTGTGACGCCACCAATATTACTGGTCATGACTATAGTGTCTGTCACCCCGCCCTGAAGCGCGTCAATCTCGGTGTTACTTGACTCTTCCACCAACATCTTAGGCATATTGGAGAGGTACGCATTATTCAGCATTTGACGCATCAACACCGAACGCACGTTCTGTAAATCCCGCACCTCATCCACACGGCTCTTGCCATAGAATAGGTGGGGTGAAACAACGGGTGTCCAGGCACAGTAAGGCGTGCTGTCCACTTTGTCGTAATCCAGTAACAGGTCTTTATCATGGCCGCCGATAAACACCTGATACAATTCAGTTTCACCATCCCCATTTTTGTCTGAGCGGATATAACACTCGTACACATCTACCATACGGCGGGCGGCATCTGTGTCACTGTCATTATCTCCGCCCCGCAAGTGAACCTGCCCATCATCACGGGCGTCATGACCTTTAGCGTCTATATCGCGACTCTTCGGAGCAGAAGGCAGCATTTGAATTTTGGATTTTGCGAATCCGTCAATAATCAAGTCACTGGCTGGCACAGTACGCTTTTCCGCCTGAAACATCGCAGCGGAAGGGTCAAGGGTGTTATGGCCACGCTCAATAAAGTAATCTTCAGGGGGGATATTCTCCAGCCGCACCTGTGATACATCGTGCCTGCGCTCAACAATAAAGTCAAACACCACAGGAAAACCTTGCTGGAAGGCAAGTTCTGCCTCTTCAAGGCTCAATTCCTGCTTATCAATGCGTCCTTTAACTTCAATGAGGCGGATTTCATCATCTTCTGCGACCCGCAGGTAATCCTCATAAGAGCGGCTGGTGTATTCTTCCCGCTCAGCCTCAACCTTTTCATCCCAATAGGCTTTCAGAATGCCGTTCTTTTGGATTAAGCCGTCTTTGAGCCATGTGTAGACATTCATGAAGCCGGCGTTCTGCTTCCAGAACACATAATTACAAACCTTGGTCTCTAATTCTGCTTGCTCTACGTCCTCTTTTGACTCCGGCTCAAACTCGACAATAATGTCAGTTTCAAGGAAGATATTCACTAAATCTGCCAGCGTCCATTCCACACTATCGTAGCAGTCACTGGCGATGTATTTAGATCCCTCTCCTTCAGGAAGGGGGCGCTCACGGTTGTAATACTCCAGCGATTCTTGCCGTTCCTTCGAAACCGAATTACTGTGTAACTCAGCAGAAAGCAGCTCGTCTTTAACCAAGTCAATAAACTCGAGATCGTCAAGTTTGCGGAATTTATGCAAGGAACGGCTTTCTTTTATTATTTACATTACGCCTTGGTTGGGGATCAACACGCCCCATTGCATAGCAACCAAGGGCATCAGCACCATGACTCGCCCAATTATGTAAAGGATTTTTACTAAAAGTCAACAGCTTGTCATTCCACTCGCGCCGATACTCCTTGATACATTGTAACCCACGCGCGCAATTATGATGGTCTATAACCAATCGGGGAATAATATTACGCATCGCCTCAATTCGGTCTTCCACACGGTGGATTGGTACAATCTGTACATTAAACCCGTGTTTTCTCATAGTTTCTTTGCGGCTCACACCTGTAGAAAACTCACGGTGGTCACCATCATGAGGCCAGTAATGGCGCCCGTAATTATAACCTTTGGCCTTCAGTTCCCCTGAGTAATGCGACAATCCCTTACCGCTGTCCTCGTAGTAATCAATAACGCGGATGTCCATTCCCACTTCCTGCAAAAACCAAATAGCAGTGTGGTCATGCACACCCAAATCCCATGCGGTATGGACGGGGTAGTTCGGGGCATAAGGAACACTGGTAATCCGGCCTTTGTCTTCGAGATGGCGGCTGATCAATTCCGCGTAATAACTGCCGTCAATGATAGACTCAAACGCTTCATCAGGGGTAGCGGGGTACTCCCGCTTCATCATATCCCGCTGCTCGTTCCACTTGGCGTAATACCATTGTTGCTGTTGATCCGTCAGGGTGATTCCTGATTCTCGTTCGAGCTTTTGAAAGTAATTCACCAGCACATTGGGTAGCGGCTGACTATCTCCAATTACATAGCGGTCATCTTGCCACCATGGGAAGAAATGGAATTTGTACTGGAGTTTGTTCAGTTGCTGGCCAGTGGCCGTCAAAACGCGGGTAGACTGGCACTTCTCATAAAAATCCCCCACCTTACCCTCAGCGGTGGACTCAATAAACACCTTACCATCAACGTGCACGGTATTCAGCGCACCCGTCTTGATTTCTTCGCCTTTTTCCGGGAACTGCGCCCAAATCTTCCCATATTCCGAAATATGCAGGCATTGGTAAGTTCCTGATCGCAGCGAGGTGCCAACCGTAATACTACTACCATTGCCAAATTGCACCTGTGTCGCATTATCCTTGATCTTGGGAATCAGCTGTTTAATCGCGTCTGGTAGATTCTCATAGGCAAAGTTGATCTTGCGCTCTACGATATCCTTAGCATCGTCCAACCGGTGCGCAATTGTACCGCAAGCCGTGTAGGGCCGGAATATCGCCTCATCCAGCATATAGATCTGAATGAACGTGGTGAAGCCAAGCTGTCGGGCTTTCAGGATGACATCCCGCCCATGCATGTTGTTGTAAAACTGCTGCTGGGCAAAATTCATGCGGAACAGGACTTTCTTCCCGTTCTGATCCTTGATGTAATAGAGGTTATTAAGCCGCCACTCTTTACTCTTCAGGTTGGTCTGAAGTTCCTGTGGTGTCACTGATTTGCCCAGCTAATGTTTTGTAAAACAGATCAAGGGTTATCGGTGCGCCCTCTTCCCCGCCGATAAACTTCGTATCCCGCCACAATTGGCGCTGCCTGTTGTGCAGCCACTTCGACGCAGCGGCCGTACAAGGCGGGATGTACTTCCTGACCAGTGTCGGGCCGTCCTTCGTCATCACCTCTTCTGCGTACTCTATTCCATTGGCCCTGCGGAATAAGCTCCCAGCCACAATCGCGTCCGCCCTTGCCCCACCTTCGCGCCATGCCTCTTGCAAATCAGGGTACTCGTGTCGCCACCGGATCAGCGTCTGGATGGTCACACCGAACTGCTCCGCGATCTGGTCGCCTGTCAGGCCCAATAGCCGGTACTCGTACATCTCTCGCACGAAAGTGGGTCGGTAAATAGTATTGCCGTGGATTTTATCAGGTTCATCTGCCACTTAGAAACTCCATCCCTGCCATCATTTTCCCTTTGCTATCGGGGCTAATCTTGCCTTGGTCATACTCCACCACCCACCGCTGCGCCATCTCTCGTGCTGCCCGTGGTGGCCACCGCTCCAGCTCCATTTTCGCATGGCGATGTGCGGCTTCTGTCGGGTCATACCGTCTCACTTATGTACTCCTAAGTTATTTAACTCCGCTTTAGGCTTTGTTGCTGCATCATTTCGCCTATAATATTCGCCGCCCAAGTTATTATTTAATACCCACCGCAGCGCTGCTGCCCTTTTACAGCTTATTTCAAGGCTTATTGGCTCTTCGGCAGCCCGACTATTTTCATAATTACCGGTCCATTCTAGAGCCTTATCAAGGGCATCACTCAATGGTAAGTTTTCCAACGCTTGTTCGGCTTTACTGAAAATTGTTACGAGTTTGTCTTCGCCTGTCATGATTTATCACCCATCTTGGCTCTTGGGCCGCCATGACGGCTAATCCCTGTGATTTCTTTGATCACCGCACGGCAAGCCGTGGCGTCCATCGTCCTGATGCCAGTATTAAGGTCTAGCAAAACATTAGCCATTTCAGCCCAATTTGCTTTTTTTGTCGCATCAAAAATCTTGTGGTATTTCTGTTCATATTTTCGATACATCCTATCCTTGGATTCAAGACACGCAATATCCTTTTTTTCAGGACACCATTTCTGGTCGTTGATATATTGCTTATAGCCATCTTTATATCGTCCCTGTGCATGTCCGTTTGTTCTCAGCCATTCTCGAGCGATTACCCTTGAGTCATTGTAGGATTTGCCGGCGAAAAATTCTTCCGCCTCTTGCCGGCCAAGCGCGTACAAGTTTTCAGCGCGAAGACGCCTTCGGGACTCTCGAGAATCCTTGTGATCTGGATACAGAACCCGCTCAAATGGGCTGTTAATAATATATTCCATCACGGCCCGCTGCCTCACAACTGCGGGTGTGTCGAGTGGAGCATTAGAGAGATTCTTGAGCTTTTGGACGGCAGCATTACGCGCTTCGTTGAAGTTGATGAAGCCCTTAACAAAGTGCCAAACCTTAATCTCAATTTCATGCTGATTCATGGGCTTACAGTAGCACTATGATGTGAGCGCGGCAAGTGGCAGTAGTGCAACATTTTACACTTTCTGCACAATTTTATCTCTGTTGTTGACGGAGTTTTAACACTTTGGCGGTATAACTTAATCATCAACAACACACAAGGAACACACCATGCCTAAATTATTTACGGCTCTCATCGTCCTGATATCGGGTAGGGAAATCTCCATCACATGGGAGGCCGATAATGAGCTCACCGCTTGGAATCAAGCTATGCGCCTTGGCGCTGTGCTGGAACTGGTGGAGGCGGACTATGCGTAAGTGCACCGCCCAGCTCAAATCCGCCGCGCCTAGGCTCATGTCACGCGTCAGCACGTGCCTGTGGATAGGTATAGGGATAACCGCCGCCTACGCTATCGGCTGGTCTGGTGGCACAAGCTACGGACTGGAGACCGCCCCACCAAAGCTGATTGATTGGACGGGAGCCGAAGTCACCAACTCATGCGCTCACCATGGCCTACTGGCGGCAGCGCTGCATGGTG